TTACTTATTGAACTTGTTCAATTATAAATAATAGAATAAGTACACATGAAATTTATTAATGCCCTCGTGGTGAAATTGGTAGACACAACGGACTTAAAAACTACTGCTACTTTTTCTTCTATACACATGTGTTGATTACTATTGGTAATACACGTGTTTTTTTAAAAACCCAACTTATGCACCTGTGTGATAGTCTCGTATACAATCGTATACGGACTGTCGTAGACGGACACCTGTGCATAGATTAACAGAGGAAATGTTCACAATATGTCCAACACTTTAGAGAACCAAAAGAGCCAACTCCAGTTACAGTTAGAAGAACTAGTCAAAGTAGGAGTGGGTGGAAAATACGTTAATAATTCTAATTATAACGAACAGATACAGGAAGAACTGGAATTTGAAGAAGCCATGTTAAGAGGTGGAATTAATCGATACCAGAAGAATGTAAACAATGCAGTAGCTAAAGGTCAGGAAAGCACCACCTTATATGGGCAGGTCTTTCAACAGAAATACATCACTAAATTATCTGAATGTATTAATACTGACATAAAAACTATGGCAGGTGGAAGTGCAGGAAATAGACTAACTGCACTTAAATTGCTCTGTCAGTGCCTTCCAAAGTCAGCATTTGATAATGGTATATGGAAGCAAGATAATCAAAACATTTGGGATACTTGCAGTCTAATAGCATTAAAGAATGTGATTGATGGTATTTCAGATGAGACAACCATTAACAAACTAGCAATCAAGATAGGTACAGGTTTAATGCTTGAAGCTAGAATTACTTTGTTCAAAGATAAGGACAGGGAAAATTACGATAAAACATTTCGTAAACTAGAAGGTAAAAATCTACCTCAAAAAGGTAATAGGTACGCATACAAACAAAAGGTCTGGGTTTACATGATGAACAGAGCAGACCTTGATTTCAATGATTGGGGAAAAGAAGGCAGACTTCATCTTGGAGTTAAAATGATTGAATACCTTGAGAAGCTAGGTTTAGTCAAACATCAGAACAGAAAGTTAAACAAATACAAGACTGTTACTTATGTTGAAGGCACTCCAAAGATAATAGCTGAAATTAAGAACTTCAATATTAAGAATGAAGCCTTACTACCAAAGTTTATGCCAATGTTAATGCCACCCAGAAAATGGAACTTCAATCCATTTGTTGGTGGATACTATGGCAAAAAGCACAATCATCAGAACAAACCAGAGGATATAAAACATGCATTATAATTTCATAAAAGCATCATCAAGAAGATACCTAGAAGAACTAGCCAATAGAGGACATGAAATGGAAGATGTCTATAATTCAGTAAATATCATGCAAGATACTGCATGGGAAATAAACAAGCCAGTATATGAAGTAATAAGGAAATTATTAGAAACAAATACTGCTATTGGTGGATTACCTGTAGACCCAGAAGATGAGAGCAATATACCACTTCCAATTAAACCAGTTGATATTGCAACTAACGAAGATGCTTTAAAAAGATGGAAAAGAGAAGCATCAATGGTTTACCAAGCCAGAGCAAAAACTAAATCTAAATTTATTCAAGTAAATCAGATTGTAGAAGAAGCTAGACAATTAAAAGATAGGAAGGAATTTTTCTATCCTTATCAATTAGATTTTAGAGGAAGAATTTATCCAGTTCCTTCAATGCTATCTCCACAGTCAGCAGATTATTCTAGAGCCTTACTTAAATTTAAATATGGAAAGCCTATGGGAACTGATGAAGCATTTAATAGTTTTGCAGTTGCAGGTGCTAACTTGTTTGGTGAAACTGATAAAGAAGAATTATCTGTAAGAAGACAATGGGTAATTGATAATAGTGATAAAATAATTAGTACAGCTAACAACCCATTAGAAGACACATGGTGGGCAGATGCAGATAAACCTTTTTCATTTTTAGCATTTTGTTTTGAATACAAAGACTTTGCTAATACTGATTTTGATAGTGCATTTGTAACTACATTACCTATTCAATCTGATTGTTCTAATAGTGGGTTACAACACTATTCGGCAATGATGAGAGATGAAGTAGGTGGTAGAGCAACTAATTTAGTTCCATCTAATAAACCTAATGATGTCTATGGATTAGTTGCAGAAAAACTAATTGCTAAACTAAAAGATAATCCACACGCACTGGCAAAACTATGGCTCAACTATGGGATTGATAGGAAGTTATGTAAGAAACCAGTGATGTGTTTACCTTACTCTTTAACGATGTTTTCTTGCAGAAGATATATACATGACCATGTTGAGAAACAATTTAAAGAGAAAAATGTTCCACATGAATTTGGTGAAGACTTATTTAAAGCATCTAACTTTTTAACACCTATACTTTGGCAATCTATAAATGATGTAATAGTTGGTGCTAAAAAAATTATGAAATTTCTAAAAGATATTTCTAGATTAGTTGCAAGTGAGAACTTACCTGTTACTTGGACAACACCTTTAGGTCTTCCAGTTCAAATGATGTGTTACAAAAAAGAAAGTAAAAGAGTTAAGACTAAAATGGGTGATAGTATTTTAAAGTTATCTATCCAATCTGATACTGATGAAATTGATAGAAGAAAAACTGCACAATCTATATGCCCAAATTTTTGTCACAGTTTAGATGCAAGTCTACTTCAGTTGGCAGTAGTTAAGGCACACAAAGAAGGTGTAACAAACTTTAGTTTAATACATGATAGCTTTGGTTCTGTTGCTCCTGATACAGCTCAATTAAGTAAATCAATAAGAGAAGCCTTCTGTGAAATTTATAAGACTGATGTTTTATTAAACTTTGCAGTTGAGATGAAAGCTATGTGTTCAAATAAGAACCAAGCTAAATTTCCTAATATCCCAGAAAAAGGAAGTCTTGATTTAGAGCAAGTAAAACAATCGGTCTTTTTCTGTGTTTAGACCTATGCACATGTGTTTGATTGAGTGCCACTTATGGCAACATAAACCTCAAACTTAAAAGGAGTACAATATGAACGATGCCAAAATTAGTGCTATGGGTGAAGCAATTTATCCACACTTAAATAAACCTGACGTTAAATTTAGCGAAGCAGGTGAGTATAAGGTCACTTTAAAAGTGAAAAAATCAGACGCATCAAAGATGCTTGGTGAGTACAAACAAGCAATAGATGACAGTCTTATAAAAGCTGAAAAAGAGAATAAGGGAAAGACAATAAAGTCTGCACCTATTCCTTATACAGAAGAAGGCGATTACGTTTTCTTTAAATACAAACTGAAAGCCACAGGTACAAACTTTAAAACAAAAGAAAAGTTTTCACAAAGACCTGCACTTTTTGATGCCAAGAATAATCCTATCGATACATCGACATTGATATGGGGTGGTTCAAAAATGAAGATTGCTTATTCACTTGTTCCATATTTCACACCAATGCTTGGTGCAGGAATTACTGCAAGAATAAAAGCTGTCCAAGTTATTGAACTTGTCGAAGGCAAACAAATGAACCTCTTTGATAAAGAAGATGGTTACGAAGCTAAATCAGAAAGTACAAATGAAATACCGACAGAAGTTCAAGCGAATAAAGATTTCTGATAAAGTAGTTCTTAAATCAGGTTTGGAAGAAGTTGTTTATAACCATTTAATTGAGAATAAATGCTCTTTTAAATATGAAGGTATAAAGATTACTTACTTCCAACCTGAACAAAAAAGAACGTACACACCAGACTTTGTTTTCCCCACAATAATAGTTGAGACTAAAGGTGCTTTTAATAGTGCCGATAGAAAGAAGATGAAAACAATTAAGAAACAAAATCCTAAAATGGATATTCGTTTTGTTTTCTCAAATGCAAGAACCAAGATTGGTAAGAAATCAAAAACTACGTATGGCGACTGGTGTAATTTATTTGATTTTAAATTTCACTGTATTCAAACAACAAAAGAAACCTTCCCCAAAGAATGGTTAAAAGAAATTAAGGATTTACAAAAATGAGACAAGAAACAACTTACATCGTAATTCATTGTTCACAGACTAGACCTAGTCAGGACATTGGTGCGAAAGAAATTGACAAATGGCATAGACAAAA